ATTAAAGCCATCTTTATCGATTATCGGCATATACTCCGTTTTGCCCTCAATCGTTCTAACAATTCTATCAACTTGCGCATCACTCATAGCGGAATTATTAACCTCAATTCGTGGCGCACCGTCAATATTATTACTTAATAAAATGTTGTTTAACGATTGGTCAAAGCTAAGTAAATCTTTTGTCATTGACGCGGTTTTTACTTTATCTCCTTTATTTAAGTACGTTAATTGCGCACCGTTGCCATCTCCTAAATATTTAATTTTATTGTTTTTATCTGTTATAATCTCCGCTCCACGTTCTTGAGTGTATGCCCAACCCTCTGGAGCATTTTCTGTACCTCTCCAAAATTGTGGTATTTGTTGACCAGCTACAACTCCAGCTTGAATCGCTCCAATTACACCAATAGCAATTGACAAAGGTATATTTGGTANTGTTGATGCNNATNCGNTTACAACGCCTTGNGCCGTATCAATAGCAATATTNAANAANGCNTGTCTTTTTTCGGCTTGTGCTTGNCNNCGTTTAATTTCACGTTGNCGCNCGTCATACTGTCTTTCGATTTCTGCTCGTGCGCTTGCTGATTCACCCGCAAACAATAAACTGATTTCTTTTTGTTTAGCTAAATTGTCGTATTCGTTTTGAAAATTACGGTTTGATGCTTCACTAATGAATGAAAACGCTTCTTGTGCGATTTCTGCCATTGTTGTGAATGTAACTGCGAAATTTTCACCAAAACCAATTATTTCATTGTTAAGTACTTTAAATAGCGTAGGCAGTCCAGCTTCTGAAAAAAAGCTGGTTTGGAATTGTAATAAAAAAGACTTTATTGCTGGGTTAAGTTCTTGCATTGATTTTTTTGTATTATTCAATGCGTCTGTTTGTTGTTCAAAAACTTTTGTAGCGGACATTGCTGAATCTCTCAAGTCTTTATATCCGTTTTTAATTGCATCAATTTTAAATTGAACTTCATCAATTCCTTTTTGATACATTTCCCATTCTGAATTATTTCTTGAATTAGCTTGTTGTAGCAATTCAATTGCTTTTTTCTCCTCTTCTAAAGCATCAATTAAAGATTTTGTTTTTGATTCTGCTAATGTTAACGCTTCTATGTCTTTTCTTTTTGCTTCGGTTTTTTCTTTAGTTGCTTTTGTTGTTTTTTGTAAACCTAATAATTCACCCTCTAAACTTTCGGCAGTTATTAAATTTTGTGAATATAGTTCTTTTAAAGCGTCTATCTGTTTTTGACGCTCAAATGTTTCTTCCGCCACTCTTGTCGCTGCGTTTGTTTTACCTGATACATCACGATACTTAATAAAAGACATTAGCCTATCAGTCCATTTAACTTGGTCTTCTAAACTTGCGCTTCGTTGCTTGTCGTTTTTTATTTCTAAATCAGCAATTTCCGATGCTAATTTTTCAGCTTTTGCACGGCTAATAATGGCAGTTATGTATTTTTCTGTTATTTTAGTTAAATAGCCTGTTGAAATAGCTTGATTCATAGTCATGCGCTCCAACTCTGGCATTGTTTCTTTCAACGCATCATACGCAACTAACCTTTCTTTTTCACTTTTTGTAGTATCTAAAACCGCTTTTGATAAAGCCTCAATTTCAACTACTTGTGTTTCTTGTAAATTGTTTACCTCTGATAAAGTTTCTTTATAGGCTTCTTGTGCTTTTTCGGCTTCGGTTAAACCAAAAGCTAATTCAACTAAATCTTTTCCGTAAACAGTTAACAGAGTAACACCAACACTCAAAGCAGTTCCTAACGTAAAAAAAGATGCTCCTAATTGAGAAAGTACAGATTGTGTCGGTTGCCCTTGCGCTCTTAGTTCTTTATTTTGTTCAATTATTTGTTGTATTGCATCAAAAAAAACTGGCAAGTTGTTTGAAATAGCCATAAATCCCGTTTGTACAGAATTTGCGAATGCTGGCATTTCACGTGTTAACTGATTAATGGAGTTTGACAAAGGATTAAAAGCACTTGCGTAATTACCAACGTTACGTTGGTATTTTCCCATTGATGCGTCAACCGCTTTTAGGGTTTTATCGTAAAGTTCAATTTTACCTTTTAGAAAATCATATCTTTTTGATTCAGCATCAGTAAGTTTTATTCCTAATTCTTTTTTTGTGGCTAATGCTTTATACTCGTTAGATAAAAGGCTTAGTTTCGCTTGAACTTTATTGTATATGTTTTCGCTTGCGCTTAATTTCGCTTGCTCTCTTTGTAGTTGCTTTTCATATTTATCAAATGCTTTTTCTCTTTGTTGTTGCAAACGAATCTCCGCTAAACGTGTTTTTTCAGCATTTACTTGTTGTTGTCTGCTTGCTTTTTGCAATTTTGCCTGCAAACTTTGAATAGCCTTTTCCATCTTTGCGTAATCATCAATCAACTTTTGATTAGCGTTGTTAGTTTGGCTTGGCGATGCTATTGGTGTTTGATTGGCTTTAGCTACATTTTTAACGATTTCCAATATAATCTTATTAGCTTCGTTTAAATCGGCTAATGCTTTTGGGCTTAATACATCTAAAAACTCACTCATCTTATTTCTTTTTATTAGCGATTTTTACCTGTTCAATGTGCTTCATTATTGCGCTTTCAACCTCTACGTACTCCAAAAGTGTCATTTTATCGTTGATTACAAAGTTTTGAGGTGCTGACGACGACAAACTGATTAATCTATCATAGAATGTAACTTTTTTGCCTTTGTCGTTGGTTTTTAATTGGTTTAAGTCCGATTGTAAAAACTGTAAATCGTTCTCTAACCAACCAACGTTTTCAGATAAAATACGCTTTACCTCGTCGTCGAAATTAGCATTAACATCAATNTTTAAATCGCAACCCTCNTTTAATGCGTTAATACCGTCAATTCGCATTTCTTCTGTAATTGGATTTGACCAATAAAATANNAATGCTTGTTTNATTACTGCTATTTTATAAACCAAAAACGCTTCTTTTCTGATTAATGCTAAATACTCTTTCGCTGCTAAATACTCTTTCGCTTCGGGATTGTTTGATTTATCGAAAAAATCATCATAAATGCTAATAAAAATCTGTTCCAAACCTTGTTCTTTTGGTTTAGGTTTTAGCAATTGATAGTTTTTAGTTTCGAGTATATCGAAAAAAATCTTTGCTGGGATGTTTGATATGTGTGAATATTTTGGCATTTATGATATACGTGCTTCTATTTTTATCGCTCTTACAAATCGTGGTCTAATAATTTCTTTTTGATACTTTGCAAATACTTGTTGATTCAGCCCGAAAATATCCTCGCCGTACATTTCTTTTAATATGTTACGCTTTTTATCTCGGTTGCCAAATAAATATTTTCCACCTCTCGGTTTTAATAAATACATTGCATCGACGAATTGACCTGTAACAATTAAATCTACATTACCACCCGCTAAAGGGTTTAAAGTGCGTTTATATGATGCGTAGCTTAAACTACGATAAGTGTCTTTTGCGCCGTTACCGTAAATATCGCCCTCTTTATAATCAGCTTCCTTTAGTTGTTTTACGCTTACCTCGTCTTTGAGTATTAGTTCCGCTACTATCTCCTGTAACTTTGGTAGTTTCAGTACTGTTTGCAATCGTCGTTGGTATTCCGCTGGTGATATTGGCATTGTTTATTGTTTTATTTCCACCGCACCCACAACCGCAGTCATTGTTAATTAGTGGCTTACTTAAAAACTCCTCAATTTGCGCTAAATCTTTTTGATTCGTATTGTTAAAAATCCATTCAGCTTTTTCTTCTTTACTTAATTCGCAAAACCATTTAGCATCACTTGAAAAAATCTCTACATTAAATATTTTCATAATTTTATTTTATAAATAAACCCCACCCATTTAAGCAGGTAGGGTTTACCATTGTTAAACAGAAAAAATGTTTATGTTACAGGTGTTGCCGTGTTTGATGTCCCTTTGTAGTATCTTCCACCTACATCAGAAACGGGATAAGTTGTTCCTTTAGTTCTTACAACTACAGGTGTACTTGTTGTTAATGTTGCTGTTGGTGTAATTGCATACTCCTTAGTAGTTGAATTATAAACCAATGCACCACTAATAGCATCGTCAACGCCGCTAACTGTAATACCTAAATTAGCAGCCGCAAAACCTGTTAAATTTACTTGTGGGTTTCTTGCCCAAACAATTTTAGCGTAGATTTTACCTTCTGAAACATCTGCTCTTGCAATAATATTTACATCAGTAATATTGTTAACTCCGTTGTTAGGGTTGAAATCTAAATCAGTGATAAACATACCTAAAACATTTACTTCGTAATTGTCTTTTAATTGGTATTTAACTACTGTTTGTGCTGACACTGTTCCATTTGCTTCTTGGTATGGATATACCTCGTACATTCCAGCGTCAAAACCTTTAATACTCAACCCATCAGGAGAAAGTACAACTTTAATAAATCCTGTTTCATACATTGGGATTACATCATACAAATCGTGTCCGCTTTGTGTATAGTAAGATGAATGAAACTCCCAACCTTTTTTAATTGTGGTTGTGTTGATTGGTAATGCTCTTGACACTACTGCCATTTGTTTAGTTGGGCTTTCCTCTGTTGTAGGTTCTGCCGTTTCCGATACTGAAGAAAACGCACCGCCTATAATTCTGAAAACTCCAGCCTGCACTTGTTCTTGTACATAGGCTTTATCGAAATCCTCTGACACTAATCTACTCCAACCTTTTGGAACTTGAATGTGTCCTGTTTGTTGTCCCTCGTTGACAACACAACTTTCACCGCCTATGTTTCTCTGTGAATTAACACAGTTCTTTCCGACTGCTATTGCCATAGTTTTTTATTTTTTATTTAATTAAATTGAATATTTTGATTTATACAGGTGTTTATACCTGAAAATGTAATCGTTGCCTCTAAAACAATAGCATTGCAAACAAACACTAAATTTTTTGTCGTTTCCTCACGCATCGAGTAGTTTTTTACTCGTCTTGTTCTGAAATTTTTATCGTCGTATCTGCTAATCATACTTTGATTTAAAGCAATTAAAAAGTTATCTAAAATAGGCTGCAATATTACTTTGTAGTCGTTTTCGTGCTGATAAGGGTTAAACTCGTTTGGCGCTTGACTTTCATACAAAATAATAATTCGTGCATTACGTGTAACACTCGGCTCTCTTAAATCATTTGTATCATCATTCTCAACCAACCAAATTAACGGAAATGATGCTTTGCCTGATAGAGTTAAATACTTAGTCAATACTTCCTCTGTCCCCCAACCAAACTTAACAGATTGACTTAAACTGCCACTCGTAAGCGGTGGTAATATTTCAACTATTCTTGCTAATTGGTCTTCAAAGATTATCATATTCCGAAACTATTTAAACTTTCGTAAACCTTAAACTTTGCAATATCAACATTTGGAAAATCCGTTGCTTTGTCAACTAANTAACGATACAAACTAACTTCTAATTCATTATCGCAACCAAGCCAATCAATAAACTCACCATCGTTATAAATGATTGGTTCGTTTAAATAACCGCCTTGATATTGTTTTAAAAAGTTTGCGTTTGCTCCAGCTAATTTATAAGCTGGTGTTACTAAATTTGCACCTTGTGGATTAACCTGTACATTACCTACTCCTGATAACTGTTCGTTAGTATCAAATAAGAACTCTTGGTAAATTTTCCACGCTATTAAACTATAATCATAATCTAAACCGTTCCAAATTTTACCATCGTATTCATCACCTTTAACTAACTTTTTATAAGAAGCGTATAGCGGATTGTTGATGTCCGCTAACGCTAATTGTAGTTCATTATAAGTAGCTAAACCTAATGCGTTTAATAAAATCGATTTTTCTACTTTCTCACATAAATAAGTTAGCGCGGCGCTTTGGTTTGGTGTTTCCAAACTTGGATTACCAACAATAAACTCTTTAGCTAATGGAATATTTAAACCGTTTGCTTTTTGAAAGTATGATATATCGATTATTTGTGGCATTATTTTTCTTCTTTTGGTTTTTTAGCTTCTTTTTTCTGCTCATATAAATGAGCATCCTCTTTTGCTACTCTTGTTGTTTTACCGTTGTAGGTAACTTCAACCGTTGTATCTTCCCAATATCCCATAAATTACGCTTTAGTTAATGCGGTAACTGCATCAGAGAAATCACCGTAAACAAACGCCCCGTAATGGTTTGATTTTACTCTTTGTACCAATCTTGCTTCTGCTAAAATTGTAACTAAGTTTTTGGTAAAATCGTCATTTTCATAACCTACATTAATTGTAAGTCCCTCTTTGAATCTTACACCAGCTTTTGAGAAATCACCAACTAAGAATTTATCAATTGTAACTCCTGTATTTGCTACAACACGAATACCACTAACAATCGAACCATCTAAAGCGGCAAATGGCGGCATTACGTATTGACCCGTGCTATCTTTTGACAATTCCATCGAAGTAACATCTGTTGGATGCATTACAATGTATGTAGGCTCAAACAAATTAACACGAACTTGGTTAATTGCAGTTCTAAGAACATCCCATTTAGTAGGTGTTGGAATAGCAAGCGCAAAAGCACCAGCNGCCCACGCNGTAGCGTTGGTTGTAATACCTGTTAAATTAACCGTTAAACCTGTACCGTTTAATAATTGGTCATCAATTTTCAAGTTAATNAANTCTGTTAATTCTTGGTCAATNTCNGAACGCATCAATTCAACATCGTCTAACATTTCTTTTGTAACTTTAATGTAAGCGGTTACTTTTTTAACGTTAGCACTTGCAACTACTAAATCAAAGTCAGCTTGTGATTTTGCAGCACCCTCTGCGGTCATTGCCGCTCCACCGTCTAAGTTTTTTTGCTCAACCCATTCCCAAACGTTTGACATAATTGTACCAACGTTTACCAATTCTAAAATAAACGGGTTACGTCTTACAATTCGTGTAATACCAGCTTCTCTTTCGGCTTGTGGTACTTGTCCTGTTACGTTAGTTGATAAAGCCATTGTTCCAGCCGCTTTAAGTGTAATTTGCACACTTGCGCCTGATTTTTCTTTCATAGCTTTTAACTCGTCTTGTTTCTCTTTTAAAAGAGTTCCTAAACTTTCAGGAACATTGTTTGTTGCTCCTTTTGTTTCAAGTTCCAAAATCCTCAAAGCAACATCCTCAATATTTGCTTTTAATTCTGTTACATCATTTCCAGCGGTTTCTAACGCTTGTACTTTTGACATAATTTCAATTAAATCAGCTTTTGATGCAGTACCATCTGAAAGTGTATCTAAATATTCAGTATGGATTTTAGCTTGTTCAGATGCTTCCATTTTACTGAACGCATCCTCAGTAATGCCTTTCGACACTAAAAATTGTTTAAATTTCATTTGTTTTTAATTTAATAAATGTGAATAATAACTTTTTTTCTCGGTTTGAGTGTCGTTTGACGGCTCTTTTGTTTCAAGTGATTGCTCGGCTTGTTTATTGTTTATTAATCCTGTTGCGCTATTTGACGCAAACAAAACTAATGATGATTCAAATACATTTTTCGCTTCTTTGATTACCCAAAAATATTCAATCTCCTCAAATTCCTCTTTATTTGCTATTAGCGGGTAATATTCGTCGAAATTGGCTTTTTGCTTAGTGTAATCTTTATCATCTGTGTCAAATGCGGTTTCTATTTTAATGTACTGCATTCTAACTGACGCTTCTAATTCATGACCTTGTTCAAGCCATTCTTTAGCATCTTTATTTACAATTTTATCTTTAGCAATTTTGTAAATTAAAGAATAAGTTTCACCATCATAAGATTTACCTAACAATGAAAACGGTATTTTTGCCGTGAACATTTCAATATCTTTGCGCATTGCTATAATGTCATTACGCTTTAATGAGTGGTCGAAAACCAAATACACTTTGCCTTGTTGGTCTTTTACTGATTTATTCCAATTACCGTCAACATGAACGTCTGAATGACTATCTAAAATATTGGATGAATTGACAACAAAGTAATAATAAGCATCATCGAATTTTATTGACTTATCCGTGTTTGATTCTAATGCTTTTTGTATAGATGTTTGATTAGTTACTATTTGAACACCTTTATCAATAGATTTGTAAATCTCTGATTTTTTTGCATCAATAATAATTTGCTCATTCGCTAAAAGTTCTTTGAACATTAATTCCTTAGTGGAAAAAGTTTTATTTAATTCTTTACAAAATCTACTCATTTCTCAACTGTTTTATTTTCAGTTAATATTCTTTTTTTTTCTTCTAATGCTTTTTTCATTTGTGGATTGATATTTTTATCCTTTAGCATTTTATCAATTTCTTTAATATCCATAACCTACAATTTTAAGTTTAACATTAGTTCCTTTGTTTTGCTCTTAGCATCAACCGCATCAATAGTTCCATTCTCTAAGCCTTGCTTAATCATTTCTTGAAAAGCGGTTAACGTTTTAATCTTATCATTAATAACGCTTTGCATAACAGGCAAGTGGTCGTAACTTGCTCTCAAACTTTCCCCACGTTCAAACAACCCCCACGTTTGAGAAAGTGAGTTCATTGTATTGTCTGCCGTTTGCTGGATTGTGTTTTGAATGTAGCTAATTAATGCTGAATTTATAAGCGAACCCGAATTATTTAAACCGTTGCTTTTATCTGAAATATCAAGTATTTGACGATTTAAGCCGAACAATAACGATACTTTTGCAAAATCCGCCCCGTACTGCTCGTCTAAGTATAGACGCTTCATGTCCGAAACTAAGTGTTTTACATCAATACCAGCATTGGTTAATAATAGATTTTTGCGTGTGATTGCGCTCTCTACTGATTTTCTATCCGCATCCTGTATTTGCGCCCTGTTCCCATCATTGGTATTTAATCCAATGTACTTAGCCGACATTTGCAAATTAATGTTCTTGGAATTAACATTTTCGTTAATGTTATTAAGAACCTTTGCAATTGCTTTTACTTTAGATGGTGACTGAAAGAAACTGTTTTTTACTAATCCGCTTGCAAGGTCGTAAGTCGGAATAATGTCTTTTAATTTAAGATTNTAGTCGGTATCGTCAAGGGTGTAAATAAAATGCTTTTCCTCAAGTGCTTTTTTATCTTTATCGGTTACAATGAATTTATTGATTTTATGAACTTTATTGAAATCAATTTCACTTGGTATTAAATTGTATAATGCTTTAGGAACATCATTTGTAAAGGCTTTGATTTGATAAATGTAGTCATTCCCCGACACGTCTAAAAATACTTTTTGCTGGAAGAAAAAATCTTCTTTTGATTGAAAATAGTTAGGAGTTGATAATAATTTTACATAAGGCGAATTTTCAATTTCTTTACCACTTTTATCAACGTGAGTAATGCGCATTTGTGAGTAGTATTGCGCTCCAAAGTTTACAATAGTAGACAAAACAGGATTAGTCAAATACATATCCAAATACTTACCGTTGTCAACGTAAGTACTGCCGTCTAAAAACGAATAAGAG